ATGGGTAAATTTCAAGTAATCGATCACCCGCTGATCCAACACAAATTAACAATGATCCGCGACAAGAACTGTGGAACAAAGGTTTTCCGTGAAGTTGTTAATGAAATCGCAATGTTGATGGCGTATGAAGTGTCTCGCGACATGCCGCTTGAAGATCTAGTGATTGAAACACCAATTGAAGAATCAACACAAAAAACACTATCTGGTAAAAAGGTAGCGATCATTCCGATCCTGCGCGCAGGTCTAGGCATGGTTGATGGTATCCTTGAATTGATCCCAGCCGCAAAAGTTGGTCATATCGGGATGTACCGTGATGAAGAAACGCTAGAACCACACGAATACTTCGTAAAATTACCTGAAGATATCGATGAACGTCAATTATTTATCGTTGACCCAATGTTAGCTACGGGCGGTTCAGCGATCATGGCGATCGACGCACTGAAAAAACGCGGCGCTTCAAACATGAAATTCGTCTGCTTAGTTGCTGCACCAGAAGGCGTGAAAGCATTGCAAGATGCCCATCCAGATGTTGATATCTACACTGCAAATCTTGATGAACGCCTAAATGAACACGGCTATATCGTTCCTGGTTTGGGCGATGCCGGTGACCGTCTATTCGGTACAAAATAAATCAATACAAATAAGACAAAGGCAACTGCTTCAAGTTTTGCCTCGTCAATGATGCCATGGAAGAAGATCGACTGCCAAAACGGTTCGATCGGTTATCCATGGCTTTTTTTAGCTTTTCATAAAATCAGACAATGAAAAAAGGAGAAAATCAACTGATTTTCTCCTTGCATTAAACGGGTTATAGTTTGGTTAATTGTTTGTAATTGATGATCAATACACCATTACTTTGCGAAACTAATTTCTGGTTTTCTGGGGTTTCGTTCAGCTCGACCACCGCAGAGTTTTTCAACTGCTTTGTGATGGTACCAGTTTGTTTCTTCCCATGGAACGTGAACATGACAGGAGTAGCGACCTCAAACGTTGAACCTTCTTGTGACGGGACAATTGTTGTTTCGAATTTACCAAATGTTGCCATGTAAAAACCTCCTTGATACTTCTATTATATCACAATTTTCGGAAAATTTCAGTAAGTAGATTTTTTTCAGCAGACCTCTTTACAAAACAACCGTTTTTGCATATAATTTTCTTTGTGCCATACAACGCCAGCTTAGCTCAGTTGGTAGAGCAACGCACTCGTAACGCGTAGGTCACAGGTTCGAATCCTGCAGCTGGCATATAAATTAGCCCTAGAATCTTTTTATATCAAGGTTCTAGGGCTTTTTTGTGCCAATGATGTGCCAAATGCTATTTATCTTTGTATAAACCATCAAATACTTGCTTTATTTTTTCGTCTTCTCGTTCTTCTAATTCTTTTATAGCGTGACTGTATGTCTCCATAGTGACTGCCAAATTTTTATGGCCAAGATGTTTCGATACTGCCATTATATTTATACCTTTGTAAATCAATACTGAAGCATGGGTGTGCCTTAATCCATGTATAGTCAATGGTGTGTCAATTTTTAATTGGCGGAGTAATTCTTTCAATTTCTTGTTTACTGCATTATTCGAGATTAGACCTTCTTTTGCATTGTAGAAAACAAAATCAAACTTTGGATTGACACCTAAACCAGTAAAGAGCTGTTTCTGGGAACTCTTAAAACCTTTCATGATGCGGACAGTCTTTTTATCTATTGGGACCTTACGATTTGATTGCTCGTTCTTAGTCGGAGCAAATTCTTTAGTGTCCATATAATCCCACGTACGATCGACTGTGATAACTCCATGGTCAAGATCAACACGATCCCATGTTAGGCCCAATAACTCTGCAAAGCGTAGTCCGGTTGCGCCTGCAATAACCAACATAAATCTAGAAGCAAAACGTGGATCCAACCTCTGGGAAGCTAGATTCATAAGATCTTCAAACTCTTGATAATTTAGAAATTTGTCTTTTTCTTTTACTGAAGGGGCATGTCCTTTTATGACTGCCCTCTGGGTGAAATCATAGGGGATAACACCTTCGTCAACTGCATTTCTGAGGCTAGATCTTATTTGAATGTTAAATCTCTCTACTGAAGCATCTGCGTGTTTTAAAGCAAAATCATTTAATTTTGCTTGATAGGATGTTCTTGTTAGACTTTTTAAAGTATCGTTTGGAAAATACTTCTGGATATTCATCAGGGTGTTTTCGTATTTTCTGAAAGTGACATTTGATACTTTTCCTTTTTTATATACGTTCATCCATTGCTCGAAGTGATCGTATAACAAGACATCTTTAGTAGTAACACGTAGACCTTTCGCTAATTTTGATTCAATATCTGCAGCTGCTGCAACAGCATCTGCTTTTTTGGGAAAGCCGCTTTTTCTAAGCTTCTTATATTTTCCATCCTCATCTTTAAATGAGATCTCGTATTGCCAGGAATTCCCTCTTTTTATAAACCTAGCCATGATTGAATCAACTCGCTTTCTCTGATACAATAGGCATAACAAAATAAGCTCTGCCTTTTTTTGGGAAAACGCACACTAACTTTGGTCGGTGAAGTGCGTTTTTTATTTTTGTTTCAACTTATTAGCAGTATCTAATCTTTTTTTGAATCTATCTATTTTAGGAGAAATATCCTTTCTCATCGATTGGTTATTTTCGAATACTTCCACAGCAGTTCTTAGCACCCTTATTTCATTATCGTAGTCTCTTCTTTTACGGTATATAATTGCTAAACGATCGTAAGGATAATTTCCTTCAAATCTATCAGATACATTTCTTTCATATAATTCAATCGCTTCATCGATTTTACCGCTCTTCTCCAATTCTCTTCCTGTTAAATTATTTTCCACTGATTTCTCAAATAAGTTTCTCTTATTGCTATCATAAGTTTCAATTATATTATCATCTACTTTGTTATTTAAGTTTTTAAAAAACTTCACGGTCTTAACCTCGATTCTTATATTAACGACAAATAATTACACAAATCTTTCAAAGCTTTCTGGTAATCCGTAGTAGTCTAATATATCGAACTTACTAATTAAACCAATGTCATTGTGTGTGCCATCGATGATGAGTTTTGTGGCGAAATAGTTCGCTTCCTTTTCAATTTTTAGTTCTGAGACTATAGTTGTTTTTGATAGAAACGGCGTGTTTTCATTGGGATGACAAATTGAATGTCCTAATTCATGCGCACATGTAGCGAGTTTGTAATCATCAGAAAGTCTGTTATTAATATGAATGATCTGTATTCTACTATGCTTGCTATAATACCCGTAGATTTCGCCTAAATCTTCAAAAATTACAAGTATACCTCTTTCTTTAGCAATTCGAAATGGATTACGAGTTTCATGAATTCGAACTAAGTTGTTGATTTTTTTGTTAATGTCTGGCAGTTCCATAAACAATTACCTCACTTAGTCTCGATATTTATTTGGCGTAAATTTTTTCTTGGCTTCTATTTTTGCTATTCTGAGAGAATTTTCAAGTGAGATAATCAATGCTTCTCTCGTTACTTCGCTCATTTCACCTCCATCTTTTGAAAATGCTAATGCTCCGCCATTTGAAAGATCTTTAATCATATTTTCTAATTCTTTTTGTATGTCTCTTTCATCTTTATCAGTCAGATCGTAATATTTCTTATTATCGTCTCTACCTAAAAGATAATCTGTAGATACATCAAAAAAATCAGCAACAGCTTCAAGCTTATCGATTGAAGGTTTACTTGTTTTCCACTTGTATAAAGAATTAATACTCATATTTGTTTTTTCAGCTAAAGTTTGTAAAGTGATTCCACGTTCTTGGCATAATTTTTTTACTCTTTCAAATACTGTCATAAAAGCATCCTCCATGACGCTTAAGATTATATAATAAAATATTACCAAAAATGAGTTGACAATATTATAAAATTTTATTATAGTAATCTCGTAAGCAAGTTTGTTAGCAAAATAGTTGCAACTAAAAAGACCTAATGACCGTTCCCCAACGAAAAAATAGGCTTTGTTGTGCTTATTTAGCTATGACTTCATTTTATAAAATATTACCAAAAAGTCAAGCTTTTTTAACTATACGCTAACGAATTTGCTTACACATACTAAAAAAGGAGGTTATAAAAATGCCTGATACAACTGATTTAAGAAAAAAAATCATGGATTTTAAGGAGAAAGAAAAACTTTCCTATCAAACGATGGCAGATTTAATTCAAGTTAATAAAGTAGAAGTCTATCAAGCTGTCACAGGGTCTCGAACTAATCCCAAATCGAACATCATTATCTCTAAACTGATTCAAGCATATGGAATTTGATAGGAGGGATTAAATATGCAGCAGTTAGAAGCAGAATTGTCAATAAAAATTCCTATACCAGAAGAAATGATACTGATAAACAAGACTCGTTTGAAAGAATTGGAAGACAACGAGTTTGCTGGAAAAATCTTTACTATGAGAGATTTTGCTGAACGAAGCAATCGATCAAGTAAATGGTTAAAGGATAACATCTTGAACAATCCTCAATTAGTAAAGAAATTAAATATAGAAAATGGCGGTTTCGTTTACTATCCGAATTCTCAGAGTGATCGCTGGTTGTTTAACGCTAAGGGACTTATCAAGTTTATTGATGAGGAACTCGGTAAGTATTTGGGAGGTTCTAGATGAGATATACACTACAACAAGAGCTGCTGATTTACACCTTGGCCAAGGATAAAGTTCTTATCTTAAACGATCAGCTACACGACCGCAAAAGCTTACTGAGCGATTCTCAACGAGAACAGTTACTCAGAGATCTCAAAAGATACCAAGAGTTACTTTATCAATGCCGATTGAATCGTCAAATAGATTGGAGGTGATTTTTTGAAAAGTTTACGAAGATCAGCATTCATCATCACTATATTTTTCCTAGGCGTTTGGTTCGGTAACCACCGTCAATTGTCATATTGGGCAGTCGTAACATTACCAGTGTCAATCATGTGGTGGCTAATAAAGTATGACGAAATAGCTTATATAAGACGGTTAAGAAAGGGGGATACAAAATGCTGATAGAAGAGCAGCTTCATCAGTTCCAATGCAAGAGTTGCAATAGAAAGACGCTTATAAATGCTACTGAATTGAAAAAATGTGAGCCGTGGAAAGGTCCCTACTGCACTAAATGTGGCAGACGTCTCAAGGAGATCAAGAAATGAAGAAACGACAAAAAGAGCCTACACCAGTTACCGCTAGTGTAAGCCAAACTTAAACCATTATTCAAGGAGAGTGTAACATATGAACGAAAAAATTCAAAATTTGATTATGGCACTAGCATTGGAATGTCGTGCGAACAACGTCACTTTATCATTATGTGCTTTTGATGATAACGGCTTAGCATCATTATCTCAGGTGGGTTCAAATACTCAGGTTGAACTGGCTATCTTTAATCAACTTGACCAATTGGAAGAAAACTTGAATCTTTGCGACTGCCCGGACTGTAAAGCCAAGTTAAAACAACTGAAAGAAAACGATCAAGAAAAACTCGAAAAAGAGTCACCAACAGATTCAAATGATCTTTCTGAGAAACTCGCAGCATTCTTTCGAGGTGATCTTATATGAAAAAAATCATGTTAAATCGTTTATCTCTTAAACACTTCAAAGGTCTGGATTCATTTGATTTCGAACCGTTAGGTAAAAACGCCACGGTAAGTGGTCAGAACGGATCAGGAAAAACAACACTGGCTGATGCATTACTTTGGTTGCTTTTTGGTAAAGACACTCGAGGTGCAAAATTAAACCCTAAACCTTTGGACGGAAACAACGAGGAAAAGCTGGGATTAGAACCGACTGTGGAAGCGGAGCTTGCTATTAACGGCACCGTGGTCACGATAAAACGAGTTCAAGAAGAAAAGTGGAATACACCTCGCGGGCAACTTGAAAAGGTTCGAGGTAGTGACACAACCAAATACACGATTGATGGTGTGCCGACCTTGGAAAAAGAATGGAAAGCATATTTTGAAAAAATCAGTGCTGAAAATATACTTCAGATTCTTTTTGATTCTACATTCTTTATGAAGATGAACTGGAAAAATCGTCGCGAGATCTTGGTCAACATGACTGGCTTAAGTGATGAAGAGATCATCGCTAAGGATCCTGCATTGAAAGCTATCGAAAAGGTCATCAAAGAGCATACGATCGATGACTATCGCAAAATCCTTGCTTCTCAGAAAAAAGAAGTGAAGCGGCAAATTGATGGATTGCCAGCTCGCATTCAAGAGGTCACAGATATGTTCGCTAAAGCAAAAGCTGACATCGGGGACCAAACTGCTGATGAGATTCAGGAGCAAGTTTTTGAATATGAAGCAGATGTATCTGACCTACAAAATAAACTGAATGCAATAGCCGCTGGCAATGCAACGCTTGATTGCCATGAAGAACTAGCCAAATTAAAAGTTAAGTTAGCAAATGCTCAATCCGCTTATCTATCGAGTACCAATATGGAGACACGATCTTTACAAGATGATCTGAATAAACAACGACGAATCGTGAATGAAATTTGTTCGCTTAGGGACGAAGAAGAAATTAAGAAAGATAGGGCAATCAAGCAGTTCTATGATTTAGATCAATTTCTAACTGAGCATCGCAATAAATATCGCATCTTAAAAGAAACTGCTTTTGATGATCATCAAAAAGTATGTCCTACGTGCGCTCAGGAACTACCGGCCGATCAAATCGAAGGAATGGTTTCGAGATTTAACCAACAGAAAGCAAAGGACATGGAATCCAACATCGCTGAGGGGAAAGCTGCCAAAGAAAAATTGCTCGCTTACAAAGACGTAATTGCTGATCATGAAAAAGAATACATTCGTTTAGAAAAGAGTTTATCTGAAGCAGAAGAAACATTGAAAAAAATCAATGAGGAACTCGTATTCATTGAAAGCTCCACTCAAAAATTTGAAGAAACAAAGGATTATCAAAAAATTCAAGATCAAATCAAAGTCGTGCAGCAAAAGATTACAAATGCCACTTCTGATACGGTTGCTGAAGAGCAAGAAATCAAACAACAGATCAAAAAAAAGCGAGTGCTGATTGCTGAAGCACAAGCAAAATTCCAACGTTTATCTAGTCTATCGGATTACGAAAATCGCATCGATGAACTCAAAGAAGAGGATCGTTTGTTGAAGGCACAAAACCAAGAGATTGAAAAGAACATGTTTCTTTTGGACGAGTTTACTCGCAAAAAAGTTAGCTATCTTGAAGAGTCCATCAACAGCAAATTCGAATTGGTCAAATTCAAATTGTTTAACATTCTGAAAAATGGCGGTCTTGAAGAAGTTTGCGAGGCGACATACAACGGTATCGAGTATGGAACAAGTTTGAATACTGGCGCCCGGATTAATTGCGACTTGGACATCATCAACACCTTAAGCAAAGAATTTGGGTTGAGCGTTCCGGCATTTGTGGATAATACCGAATCAGTAAACGACCTACATCCAATCAATTCGCAAATTATTGAGTTACGTGTAACAAAAAATAAAAATCTGAAAGTCGAGGTATCGGAATGAACGAAGTTTTTGTATACGGCAAGATCAACAATGAAAAAGTGCTAATTGGCACTTTTGAATCTACAGAGAATATTTATGAAGAAGTCGAAGAGAAACTAGATTATCTAAATCTATCTCACTTGATGGATCAACAAAATCGCATTTATGTTCGCACGAGATTTGATGATTACCGCATGATTTGGGGAGAAAAAGAGTTGCCAATTATTGATGTGATGAAAAAAAAGTAAGCTTGATAGGAGTATAAAAAATGACAAATCAAAACACACCAGCAAAAGTATACAAATCACAGCTAGCAAAAATAAACGACACGTATATGCCGCAGATTGAAAGTCAGTTACATGGTAATGGTATCCATATGACCGAGTATCAGCGTACCTGTGTTATCAATTCAATCTCGGCAATCAACGAAATGCTCGTAAAAGAAGGTATCAGTGTTGGGGACATTGATCAAAGTAACTTGACTCAAACTTTGATACATGTAGCGGCACTGCAGTTGAATGCAACAGCCACTCCTCGTGAAGTGTATTTCATAAAACGCAAACAAAAAAATAAAAACGGAACGGAAATCCAAATCGTTGAGATGGGGATCGAGGGTGATGGAAATGATGCTATTCTTTCTCGATTTGGCCGGAGCATTAAAAAAGTACATCGTCATTGGGAAGTGAGGGAGAATGATGGATTTACTTATCCGGGATACGCGGGTCTTGAAGTGACACCACCAACTTGGACACCCAAAGGCGAAGGGAACGTTATCCGCGTTGTTTATCCGATTGAGTACAACGATGGGCAAGTAGAATTTTTTATTTCCGAACGCGAAGACGTCAAGGCTAATTTATTAGCTCACATGTATAACAACTTGATGTGGGATAACAAAAAGGTTGAGAAAAAAGAAAAAATTAAAGAATTTGCTGAAGTGCATTCGCTTGATGAAATTCTAAACAGTAGTGAGATGCAAGAACTCGGGAAAATAAGTCCAGCTTGGAAAGAGCCACAAAGTAGAGAGTCAATGATTGTCCGAAAAATGAGAAATAGAATTGTTAAAAAGATTCCAAAGGATTTCTCCAACGCATACGTTCAGTCGATTGTTGAATCTGTCGAAGATGATTTCCAAGCACGTCAACTACAACGCAAGGAAGCAGAAATTATCGAGGAAATCGATCAAAATGCGAATACGGAAATCTTAGATCCTAAAACTGTTGAAAAAGATGATCGTCCGAAAAATGTAACTGAAGACGGCCAGATTCATGAAGGTCAATTCACGGAGGAATCGGAGCAAACCAATTTCGACCTCGGAGAGGATGATCCGTATTGATTTCTATTAAAGTATTTGGGTCAGGAAGTAAGGGGAATGGCTATCTAATTGACGATGGCCATTCTCAGCTGATCATCGAGTGCGGTGTCCCATTCCAGCATTTGCAACAACAAATGGGACATGATTTTTCAAAGGTAGCAGGGGCGCTTATCACGCATGAACATCGAGATCATTGCATGTATATAAAGAAATTAATCGGTGGAACTAGCGTTTCAGTTTTCGCTACAGAGGGAACGACTCAAGCTATGTTTGCCGATGAAAAACTCAAACTTAAGCAATATGACTCCTATCGCTTTAAACCACTCCTATACAAAGAAACTCAAAAAATTGGCACTTGGTATGTGACACCATTCGAGACCAAACATGATGTTGCTGAACCTTGCGGCTTTCTGATCGATAACACAGCTGGAGATAGATTAGTCTTCGTCACGGATTCCTATTATGTGAAGTATCTCTTTCCAAATGTTACTCATATGATGATTGAAGCAAATTATTCAAAAGAAATCGTTGATCAGAAAATGAATCGTGGTTTCGATATCAAACGCAAGGAACGGCTGCTTGAAAGTCACTTCGATTTTGATCGGACACTCGATTTTATCAAGTCAAACAAAAGCGATCGACTACAAGAAGTTTGGCTACTTCATCTATCAGATGCAAATAGTCATGAACAAAAATTTAAAGAGGAAACGCAAAAACTTGCTGGCGTTCCTGTTTATATAGCTTAGGTGGTGGGAAAGAATGAACCATGGCTATATAAAACTTTACAGAAAAGTGATGGATTCATTCGTATGGACTAACCCTAACATGTATAAGCTATGGTCTCTTTGTTTAATGAAGGCCTCTCATGAACGGAGAAAGTTTCTTTTCAACGGAAAAGAAATGTGGCTGAACAGCGGTGAATTCGTCACAGGGCGCGACGCGATAACGTTTGAGATGAACAAAGGAGCCAAACGTGAACATCAAGTGAACAGCGCTTCTGTATGGAGATGGCTTAAGAAATTCGAAAGTGAGCAAATGTTGAACATCAAATCAACTACGAAATACAGCGTCATATCAATAAATAATTGGGATGAATATCAAGGTAGTGAACAACAAATGAACATCAACCGCACAACAAGTGAACAACAAGTGAACACAAACAAGAATGATAAGAATTATAAGAATGAAAAGAATAATAACATACATGATGAAAGTTCACCTTTGCAAGAAATCGTTCAAATCTATGAATCAATTTTCGGGATGATAAATTCATTTGTTTTTCAGAATTTAGAACAGTGGTGTGAAGATCTATCACCAGAATTGGTCATAGAAGCTTTGAAGCGATCTAAATCAGCTAATAACTTCAAATACACTGAGAACATTTTGAAAAACTGGGACAGCCGTGGTGTTAAGACAGTAACCGATGTTGAAAACATTGATGCAGAATTCAAACAACGAAAGGGTATTTGGAAGAAGCCGACACGATCTGAACCTGTTCCCGAATGGTTAGATGATCCAGAAGGCTATAACGCTAGAAAAGAAGCCGAGCTGATGCAAAGTGCAAAAGATGATCTGCCATTCTGAAAACGGAGGGAACTATGAACTATTTAGGTATAGTAGAACGACTAATTTCAGCCACAACTGATCAAGAGAATTTAATCAGTTTAAACTTCGCTAGGGAGGGATTAAAAGCTGAGAACGTAAATCAACTCCCAGAAGCAGAAGCAAAAAAACGTTTTGTCTATTATTTAAGACCATTCTTTATTTTCCGCTTGTATCCAAGCGTTTATGAAACCGGCAAGTGGGTAAGACTTACTTTTGACGATTATTTAAGAGGGATAAATAAAGAACTTAATAGGACAGGGAAGGATTGAGCAAATGGAAATATTTTTTACAGTTCCCGGGGAACCAGTGCCGCAAGGGCGACCTAAATTCACTACGAAGCCGTTCGTTCGTGCGTATGACCCGCCAAAATCAGCAGCGTATAAAAAGTTAGTGGCTGCTTATGCATCGAGAGTGAAACCTACTACTCCGTTAGAAGGAGATTTGTTCGTGAAAATTGATGTCTATAAAGGCTCGTTGAAGAGTTTCAGCAAAAAGAAGCTTGAACAGGCTGAAGCGAAATCTCTAAGACCCAGAACAAAGCCCGATGCAGATAACTACGCAAAAGGACCGCTTGATGCATGCAAAGGAATTCTTTGGAAAGATGATGGCCAAGTTGTCGATCTGTTCGTCAGCAAGTACTATTCCAAGAATCCTAGAATTGAGATTCGTATTCAGGAAGTAGATTCAATACAAGAAACACTATTTTGAGGAGGAAAAATAAATGACATTAGAATTTAACGCAACAGTACGCGACAAAGGTTTAGGAAACGATGATAAAAAGAAAATCTTACTTGAGGTTCCGATCAGTGAGTTGAAAGGGAAAGTTGAAGAATTAACGCAGCTTACCAACAAAGCTGTCACGATTCAAATTATCCCTCAATACTATCGGTACACAGTGCCTTTTGACAAAAGCACCAATGCACCAACACAAGAATACGTTGTAAACAACGACGGGTCAATCAACTTTGTTAAAAAAGAGCAAACACAACTGGAAGTTGACGATCAAGGAAATATCGATATTGAAAACCGTCCGTTTGAAGTCACAAAAGATATCGTTGATGAATTTATTCTTGCTGCAAGTTCTCTTGAATTTCCGGGAAATATTAATCCACGAAGTGTGCTCATTCGACTTGAAGACGGCGAGCCAGCAGAAGATGTGGCAGAAGACTACGAAATGTCAGCAATCACATTGCTCAACGAGCTTGAAAAAGCACGTGAATATTATGCACCGTATGCTGCTGCATGGGATAAAAAGCGTAATGAAGTAATCTTTTTGGAAAAAGAACCTGAAACCGATGATTCTGACGTTTCAGAAGAAGCTAGCGAGGATATTTCTGATGAGGCGAATAACGAATCGGAAACAGAAGAAAACATCTCAGAATTGGAGTCAGATGCCAATGAAGACATTTCCGGAATTGACGAAGAAGCTGACGGTGATTTACTAGGACAATCCGATCCTTATGGGAACGAACCGCCGGAAGATGATGGAGAGGAAGATCCTTATTGACTTTTGAAGATGACAAAATAATTATCTTAGAAGACGCAAAATTCTACTGGAGCATCGGCAGGATCAACCAAGCAAAAGATCTCTTCGGCAAAGGGTTTAAGCCTAGCGAAGTGGCTCAAATCATGAATGAGAAATTGATCGATGTTGGATTATTGTACCTTCACTTGTTGGAAAGTAACCAGATTAAGTAGGTGATCCCATGACATGCAATCGATGTAAAGGCGAAAGGATTATTTGGGGAAAAGATATGTTTGACCGGGCAGTAGCAATCAACTGTCCGGTCTGCAATAAAGATGGTGCTGCTGTTCGTAAAGAAACGAAGGAGTGGGCAAATGGACATTCTCGAAGTATTTTGGACAAACGTTGACTGGCACTTAAAAGCTAAGAAAGTAGCTTTGAGAAAAACTCACGAAGAAGCGAGAAAGAAAAGAGCCGGAATTCAATTGCGGACTGTTGAGGATATTGCAAAATCTTTAAAGATCGATGATTATTCGATACTTTTTGAAAAGATTGAGAGTCAGTAATCCACCAAAATAACCAACTAGAAAGGAGACGGAAAATGAAATTTTTAGATCTGTTCGCAGGTATTGGCGGTTTCCGTCTTGGAATGGAACAAGCCGGTCATGAATGTGTCGGCTTTTGTGAAATAGATAAGTTTGCGAGAGCGAGTTACAAAGCTATTCATAATACAGAAGGAGAGGTGGAGATGCATGACATCACATCAGTTTCAGATGAGTTTATTCGAGGAATCGGAGATATCGACATTATCTGTGGAGGATTTCCGTGCCAGGCTTTTAGCATCGCTGGAAAGCGGCAAGGTTTCGAGGATACTAGAGGAACTCTCTTCTTTGAGATTGCAAGGTTCGCATCTATTCTCAGACCACGCTATTTATTCCTTGAGAACGTCAAAGGACTCCTCAATCACGAAGGAGGGGCTACGTTCGAGACGATCCTCCGAGCCTTGGATGAACTCGGGTATGATGCGGAATGGGAAGTGCATAACTCTAAAGACTACGTTCCGCAAAACAGGGAGCGAGTTTTCGTTGTCGGACATCTTAGAGGAGAACGTACCGAGCAAGTATTTCCTTTCGAAAGAGAAAGTGGAGGCATTGATAAAGAATCTGGAAGAATAAATATTGTAGGGTCAACAAAAAGAAAATATCAATCTTCGCTGGGACAAAGAGAAGTGGTTTATAGCTCTAAGGGCTTAGTGGGTGCTTTGACAGCCACAGACTATAAAGGACCTAAGCAGATAGCTATCCCAGTATTAACGCCTGATCGTACTGAAAAACGGCAGAATGGCAGACGATTCAAAGAAGACGGTGAAGAAATGTTCACGCTAACGGCTCAGGATCGTCATGGTGTCATGGTTGTCGGAGGTCTTTATACGAATGATTCCGAAAGGTTTAGTCGTGGTGTGCTGCCTGGACTAAGCAGATCACTTAAGTCGCAGAACCATGATGCCGCAATTTTAATAAAAGAAGCAACTGCACAAGGTTACGCACAAGCCCTGCCAGGAGATTCAATCAATATCAGCCATCCAAATTCTGAAACAAGACGGGGGCGAGTTGGTAAGGGTATTGCCAATACTTTACTAACAGGAAAAAAGCAAGCTGTAGTTACAGAAGAATTTCAGATTCGAAAACTAACACCTAGAGAATGTTGGCGGCTGCAAGGATTCCCAGATTGGGCATTCGATCGTGCAAAAGAAGTTAATTCCGATAGCCAACTATATAAGCAAGCAGGCAACTCAGTTACTGTGCCAGTGATACACGATATAGCAAGGAGGCTCGTATGAGGTGAAAAGAATATTAAATTATCCCGGAAGTAAATGGCGCATGGCGGACTTAATTGTCGATATGATTCCAGAGCATACGACTTATGTGGAACCCTTTTTCGGCAGTGGAGCTGTCTTATTTAACAAATCGCTGTCCGTAGTAGAGACAATAAATGACTTGGACCAACGTGTTTATAATTTTTTTAAAGTGTGCAGAGATAATCCTAAGGAGTTAGCAAAGGCTGTCTATTTAACACCTCATAGCAGATTGGAGCACCAGTTGAGCGGACAGATTGTGGGCGATAGTATAGAAGATGCCAGGACATTTTTAATCCAAAGCTGGCAATCTATTGGTGGGATACAGAAACATAAAACTGGATGGAGAAGTAATATCGACAAGATAGGCGGCAAGATTCATGAATGGAATGAAATACCAGGGCGGATACTTGAAGTCGCAGAACGGCTTAAACAAGTGCAAATAGAAAATCAAGATGCAATTGAATTACTTCAAAGATACAATCGCAAAACTGTATTTGCCTATATCGATCCACCGTATGTGATGGCGACCAGAAAAGGCAGGCTTTATCAAACGGAGTTTGAAGATAAACAACATGAACAGCTGTTGGATTTCCTTTCATCTGATTTTAAATGCAAAGCGATATTAAGCGGGTATCAATGTGAAATGTACGATGACATATTAAGTTCATGGTACAAAGTACAATTTCAAGCGAATGCAGAAGCCGGTCAAAGTAGGCTGGAAACACTTTGGTGCAATTTTGAGCCAAACGGTCAGCTGTCATTATTTGGTTAGTCAGCTATCCGACGAAATAGGAGAAAGAATATGATTATGAAAAATAAATTTGTAATCTTTGCATTCTTGGGATTAATCGCAGTATCATCTTGGATTTCTGCATATGTGATTTTGTCCCAAGCAAAACAAATCGTGAAGCTACAAGAACAACTGCAGCATGAGCAGATGAAGTACAAGGTTATTATCAATGATCCGCTGGTGCGAGATGCGATGGAAAGTGGGGGATGATTATGACAGTTGCAGTTTTAGTGTTCACAGGATTCGTAGTGATAATGGTCGTTGCAGTAATTGTTGGAAAGAAGATGGACGATAGAGAAGGAAAATAAAAAAGCCACTACCTTTTGGGTAAGTGACCTGTGACAAGACTATTTTACCATAAAGGGGTGGCGTTTGTGAGATTTCAATGGCTTAAAAACTACCAAGACTTAGAAGAACAAATACTCTTCATGAAATGGAATCTTAACAAGAGTAGGTTGGAATTAGATCGATGGGTCAACGGTGATTTAGCAAACGTGCGCCTTGAAAAAAATTCAAGATCATCATCGTTGGAAGAAAACATCAGGATTATAGAGAATGAATTAGAGCTGCTTGAAAAAGAAAAAATTGAACTGATGGAATTAATCGATTCTTTCAGCGGAGCAGACAATCAGATTGTAAAATTAAAATATATTGACGACATGGATGTTTATGATATAGCAGATGCTACAGGCTACAGCGTATCTTATATCAGAAAGCGGCATACTGAGATTCGAAAGACATTGTCATTTGTTGATGAGTATGAGGCACGGCGAGAGGAACGCTTGAAGAAGCAAGAAGAAATTGATTATTATTCAGCAGACCAAGATCAATTAAGCTTGTTTTGATATTGTCACAAAATGCGACCTCAAAGCCTGTGTATATTTCTTGATTTAAACGGGTTATAGTAATAGCGTAGAAGAAACGGAGAGACGGTTGTTGGACTACTCACACTAATCCAAATACCGAAAGGGGGCTAATCCCTCATCGCTTTACTTCTTTGACGGATACGAAAGACAGCACAATTTTTTGAAAGAGGTGGATCATCTCATTTCGAAATTCGCTAGTGCTGTCTTTTTAGTGTATTTGTTGATATGATAAAAGCAAATAATTAGATAATGGAGTGATAAATTTGGCAGATGAAAATAATCAATCAAGTGAAAAGACCATTGAAAACAATAATTGCTTTATCATTACACCTATAGGGGCTCAGGACGGAAGAGAGAGAAGATTCGCTGATGGTATCACTAATGAGGTTATTGAGCCGGTCTTGAAAGAGTTTGAGATGACACCAATTGTTGCGCACAGGATTAGTGAAACTGGATCAATTAACGATCAAGTTATACAACATATTTACAAAGATAAATTAGCAATTTGTAACTTAACAGGTTTAAATCCAAATGTTATGTATGAACTTGGCGTACGCTATACAATGAGAAAACATACTATTTTAATTTGTGAACAAGGAACAAGATTGCCTTTTGATATTATCACAGAGAGAACTATTTTTTACACTAACGATATCGCTGGAAGTGCTGAACTTAAACAGCAACTAAAAGACATGATATCAAGAATTGATTATTCCTCTGAACCTGATAATCCTATTTTTAAGGTTTTGGATTTTGAAAAAGCGATGGGGAATGTCAAAGATGAAGGCGCCGCTGATGCACTCATCGAAAAATTGAAAGATGTCTTAGAAAATCATAGTACACAAAATGTCATAAAAACGAGTACCTATGCGGCTGTAATAGAAAAATTGGACAACATTCCTTTTTCAGCAACAGATTGGAACGGTTTAGTTCATTTCACTTTGACCAATTCTAATCAGCAGGTATATTTCACTAAGTCAGCGGCTTCAAATTCTCAGAAAGTTTGGGTTGTATATTTTCATTCGAAAGTACCTGTGGCTGTTGGGTTTAATTATATTGTGAATGCAGTAAATCAAATATTTAGCGGAAGAGCAAATGTGATGTTAGTAGATACAACAAATCAAGAATAGAAATTATGTATCGTAAGATCCAACATGATTCAAATAAAGTTAAAACAAAACTCAATTAAGAGTGATCGTGAGGTGGTGTGTATGAATGGCTAGGCAACGAGATCCAAGGAGGGATCAAGCAAGAGGAATTTGGCTGAAATCTAATGGCAAAAAGCTTTTGAAGGATATTGCTGAGGAACTTGGCGTTTCTGATTCTCAGATTAGAAAATGGAAATCGCAGGATAAATGGTCAGAAGAATTGAAAGGTAATGTTACCAATGCGAAAAGTAACGTTACCAATCGAGGTGGCGCACCGCCAGGAAATCAAAATGCCAAAGGAAACAAAGGGAACAAACAGGCATCTCCGCCATCAGGCAATAAAAATGCACTGAAAACAGGGGAATATGAAACCATATTTGCGGACTATCTAACTGAAGAAGAGAAGGATCTTTATTCGAATTTGAATGATGATCCTTTTTTTGTTATGTCAGAAGAGGTCCGGCTGTTAAAAATAAGGCAGCGAAGAATGATGAAGCGTATTGCTGATGTGCAAGCCGGACTAACAGAGAAAGAAACCGAACAGCTTTTAGAGCTGCGAGGGCGTAAGACGCTTGTCGAATCGAAGAAATTCGGACGAAAAGTTCAGGTTGATGTTCCAGAATTAGTCTTGACGGAGAGGAAAGAAAAATCGTTCAGGAAAATTGAAGATATCTTGGCCATTGAAGATGCCTTAACACGAGTGAGCGCTCAATTGCAGCGTGCAGTTAAGCAGCTTGCTGATCTAACGATGAATGATAAGCGCAGTAGGCTGATGGACGTACAAATCGATCACACGAAAGCTCAAACAACCAGAGCATTGATCAATAAGGATGGCGATGAAAATGATGGCGGAACTGTTATCAACATCATCGACGATATTGGGTGATCGGCATGGCTAAAGTGGTAACACAAAAAAATGTAAAACTCACTGATGTCTTGGCTCCTTCATTTTATTCATTTCACAAAGCCGTAAAAGACGGATTGCATTCTTCCTATTGGTTGAAAGGTGGTCGTGGATCTACAAAATCATCCGCTATTTCAGTTGAAATTATTCTCGGCATTGAAAAGGATACAAATGCAAATGCTGTTGTTTTACGGAAAGTAGCTGAAACGCTTCGAGAGTCAGTTTATGAACAAATGCTCTGGGCAATTGACATCCTTGGCTTAACTGACGAATATCATGCATCAGTAAAGCCATTACGAATAACTAAAATTAAGACAGGGCAACGGATTATATTCAAAGGTGCAGAAAAGCCTAAAAAGGTAAAGGCATCAAAATTCCGTAGGGGTTATGCAAAATTCATATGGTATGAGGAAGTTGATGAATTTAATTCGATGGCTGAAATTAGAACGATCAATCAATCTCTTGGCCGTGGTGGTGCAGGTATCACCATCTTCTATTCTTTCAATCCGCCGGAAAGTAACACTAACTGGACAAATCTAGAAATTCAACAGCAACAAGTTCGTGATGAGGTTTTTGTCCATCACAGCGATTACAGGACTGTTCCAAAAGAATGGTTAGGGGAATTGTTCATCCAAGAGGCAGAACACCTTAAGAAGACGAATGAGGACAAATACAAGCATGAGTATTTAGGTGAGGTGACTGGTACAGGTGCAGAAGTATTTAAGAATATCACTGTCCGTAAAATCACCGATGAAGAAGTTGCAAGCTTTGATAAAATATCGCACGGTATCGACCACGGTTACGCTGGGGATCCGATGCACTACACGAAAAATCATTTCGACAAGACGCGGAGTAAGCTTTATATATTCGGAGAGGTTCATAAAGTGGGATTGTCTAACCTTAAGGCAGTTTCAGCAATTAGAAAACTAAATCCTGATAACGAAATTGTTATAGCAGATAGTGCTGAACCTAGAACAAATAATGAATTCAAAGATTTAGGATTGAAGATAAAAGGAGCTAAAAAAGGACCTGGTTCTATCGAACATGGGATTAAGTGGCTGCAAGATCTGGAAGAAATTATCATCGATCCATATCGTTGTCCAAATACTAAGCGAGAATTTTCAACTTATGAGCTGGAACGAGACACTAACGGAAATCTTAAAGGGTCTTATCCAGATAAAAATAACCACTCGATTGATGCGGTTCGTTACTCTCGTGAAGAAGAAATGAAGAAACCAGCCAAAATAAAAATTATGAAGTAGGAGGTGTTGCGATTTGGACATTGAAACAGTCAAGAAAATCATTAGTGAGAATCTGAAAGGTTTTCCCAGTAAAATTCGAAAAATAAGAAAATCAGAACTCTATTATGAAAATAAAAACGACATCTTACGTAGGAGAAATCCTTTAGCGGATAGAATTAAGGATAAGGATCCCGACAATCCCTTGAGGAATGCAGACAATCGTATTAGTCATTCCTTTCATCAGTTGCTGGTCAATCAAAAAGCAGCATATGCTATGACTGTACCGCCACTGTTTGATGTTGATGATAAGACATTGAATCAAGAGATTGTAAAACTCTTAGGTGATGTCTATCCTAAAGTGGCTAAAGACCTATGCATCAATGCTAGTAATGCAGGAATTGCGTGGATACATGTGTGGAGAGATGAAGAAAATCAGAATTTCTTTCGATATGCTGTCATTGATTCGAAGCAAATCATACCGATTTACTCCAAGCGATTAACTAATCAATTAGAGGGGATTTTGAGAGTATATGAGGATTATGATGATTCTGGAGATGTTTTACTAGTTTATGAGTATTGGAATAATGAAGAATGCAGTGTTTATTCTCGGAAAAAAAGCAAGACACTCGATAATCTAGAGGAATATGAGGTGTTTAATCTCATAGATGTTGCAACGAATCAACCTGCTGGCGCAACAAATACCTATAAACACGGATGGTCAAGGCTACCATTCATTCCTTTGAGAAATAATCCTCTACAACAGCCAGATTTGGAGATGTACAAAGCCCTTATTGATGTTTACGACAAAGTCTTTTCGGGATTTGTTAATGATGTTGATGATATTCAAGAAATCATTTATGTGTTGACCAATTACGGCGGGGAAGATAAAAAGGAATTCCTGAGTGATTTAAAGAAATATAAAATGGTTAAGGTCGAAGATGATGGACAAGGGGCTAAAGGAGGAGTTGAGACACTCGCTATTGATATTCCAATTGAAGCACGATCAAAGATTTTGGAAATGACACGAGATAGTATATTTGTCCACGGCCAAGGTGTGGATCCTCAGAAAAATATTGGCCAGAACAACAGTGGCGCTGCTTTAAAATATATGTACTCATTATTAGAGCTTAAAGCTTCAATGTTAGAAACAGAATTCCGCTTAGGATTCGCTGAATTGGTCCGTTTCATTCTAGAATATTCTGGCAAAGATGCGAACATTACAATCAAACAGACATGGACACGCTCTGCTATCAACAATGACCTTGAACAAGCGGACATTGTCAGCAAACTTGCTCCTGTGACGAGCGAAGAGAATCTTGCCAAAGCTAACCCGATTGTTGAAAATTGGGAGACAGAGGTCGCAAATCTAAAACAGGAGCGTGAAAAAGAATTTCGAGGAGAGGATGATTATCGACCGGAGGAATGATCTAAATGAGATATTGGCAAAAGCGTTACCTGCAGATTTCGATTGATCGTGATCGAAGGGACCAAGAGTACATCCGACAGATGCAAAAAGAATATAAGCGTTTATCAAAGTCAATTTACAAAGAGATAAAGGAATGGATCGACCGATATGCCGATAACAATCAAATTTCATCTAAAGAAGCGCAACAGATCTTGTCCAAGAAAGAACAAAAGACCTGGTCGATGACATTGGAACAATTTCGGCAAAAAGCAATATCGGGCGGCTATGAGCAAGAGTTAAATCATGAGTATTTCAAATCAAGAGTCAGTCGTTTGGATCAGCTTCAACGACAGCTTTACTTTGAACTTGCCGAGATGGCGAACAATCAAGAAGCAGCGATGCAATCATATCTAAAAGAATCGCTTAATGATAGCTATCTTCGTCAGATCTATGAGCTGACCGATCAGGGTGCTTTTTCTTTGGACTTTAGTCGGTATAGTAGCTATGCATTGCAAGTGGCCATATCCAAACCGTGGAAAGGAAATAACTTTTCACGAAGAATTTGGAAAACCCATCTAAAAACCATTCCGGATCGCTTGTCAAAAACGATGTCCTTATCAATCCTACATGGCTGGGGCGTGGATCGTACGGTCAAAGAAATGATGTTTGGAATCGATTCTGTGTTGCGTAATAGAATGACAACTCTAGTTCAAACAGAATCGGCCCACTTAGCTGAGGTGGCCAATGATAAAGCAATGGCTGAAACTGGTGTAAAGGAGTGGGAATGGCTTGCTACTCTTGAAGCTCATACCTGTGATCGATGTGGCGGATTTGATGGTCAACACTTTGAACGAGGTGATCCAGATGCTCCAGATTGCCCTGATCATCCAAACTGCAGGTGCACTCGAGTGCCGGTCATCCTCGGATGGTCAAGTGCATCAAGATGGCAGAGAGATCCAATCACTGGTAAAGGGAATGTTGAGAACTATCAAACATTCCACGAGTGGAAAAAGAATCAATCAGTCATAAAGCAAGATACACCAAATGGTGAAGTCTTAAGAGAAAAACAAGAGGATATTAAGCCAATTAAATGGATTAAATATATTCCAGGTATTACTGATAAAGGAGAGAAATCCTTGAATGACTATAATCAAAAAATTAATGATTACAGTAAAACGACTGGTAATGAAATGTCCATATTGTTAAATACTAAGACAGGGAAATTGCTTTCTAGTCAAACCGGAGAGCCGGATAGAATAGACTTTAATAATAAAACCATAGAGGCATTGAAGAATAGCGAGAAAGGTTCATTAGTATTAAGTCATAATCATCCAGGAACACTAAACTCTGTATTTTCTAAAGCTGATATAGATAAGTTGTTTGAATATAAATCTTTACAAGCTCTAGCTCTACAAACTAGCAATGGTAATCAATATGTATTAGATAGGAATGGAAAGTATCCAAATAAAGTTTCAAGAATGCTATTTATTGGTGGTAAATATGATAAGACTATACAAAAATATATTAAAAAGTATGGTCAAAAAGATGAGCTATGGGGTAAAATAACTGAAGAAGCAGTAAAAGAAATCGTAAACCAGTATGGGTTTACTTTTAGGAGGGTAAATGATGACTGATGCCTATATGGAATATCCAGAGTTTAAAAGATTATATCCAGATAAAAGCATGGAGGATTGGTTAGAGTATTCGAAACAGAAATCTTATAATGATGCCTTAAAAATGTTCGAAGAAATAAAGTCAGATTTGTCTCCGGAAGAACTTAGTGAAGCAGAACTTGGATTAAAAGAATTAGCAGAAGACTTAAAAAAATAGCACCCTATTACTTAGTTGTGATTGAGTGCTATTTTTGTATCTAAAAAAGGAGTGCTCTCTATGGATGAAGACGAATTGGAAGAGGTTTGGGAACTTGAGGATTTAGGTATTTTATAGTCTAGCTTGCTAGGCTTTTTGTTTTGTCAAAAATCGACCGGAACGTCGTTAAACTACCAAATCCAACCGGTGTCGTTGCACCGTAAAATCTCGAAAGGATGAACAATATGAAAAGAGAAGAGCTAAAAAAAATAGGACTGTCTGATGAGCAAATGGATGCGGTGATGGCAGCACATGGCCAAACTGTTCAATCACTTAACACTCAGATCGCTACATTACAACAGTCAGAAACAGATTTAAAAGGGCAATTGTCTAGTCGTGATAAGGATCTTGCTAAGTTACAAAAAGACAATAAAGACAACGAAGAACTGCTAGGGCAAATTGATTCTCTGAAGAAACAATACAAAGACTTAGAGAAAACCAGTAGCGATAATTTAGTAAAAATTCAACGAGAGTCAGCGCTAAACTCTTTACTAGTTGAATCGAAAGTAAAAAATCCTAAAGCTGTCGCTGCATTATTAGATGATGAAAAAATTGTCTTTAAAGAAGGAGAATTATCTGGAGCAAAAGAACAGATTGAAGCTCTACAAAAGTCTGATGCATATCTGTTTGATATGGGCACCAAACCGGGAGGATACAATCCACCTGCAGGACAGGCTGCAACAAATTACGCTTCTTTTGACGAAGCTATGGAAAAAGGTGACGTAGATGGTTTCTTGCGTCAACAAATTGAAAGTGAGGAAAATGAATAATGGCGAATGAAATTACAAAAATTCTGGATACTATTACTCCAGAACAGTATACAAAATATACAAATTGGTACGCGGAGCAACACTCGGCGTTCATTCAATCGGGTATCTTAGTACCAACACCAACTTTAGATCAAATGATCGTAGCAGGTGGGCTGCTAGTTACAATGCCCGAATGGAGTAAGACAGCGTTAGTTGATCAAGTCTTAGCTGAAGACAAAGCTCTAGAAACTGGTAAAACCAGTGCAGCTAAACAAGTAGCACCAGTGCTTTACCGTGGAACGGGGGCAGCGTATACGGATCTTGCTGCAATCACTGCTGGATCTAATCCTGCAACTCAGATTTTAAGTGACTTTGGTGTATATACGATCGAATCTGACCAAGAAATTTTGCAAGCGATCATCAAAGCGTTGTTCGCAAAAGGAACAGGACAAAACAAAGGGGCATTGGCAGATTCTCACGTATCAGATCAATCTACGGCCAAAAATCCAGTGATTTGTCCTGAAATGGTTATTGATGCACGGTCGATTTTAGGAACTTCTCGAAGCAAGTTATCAGTGATTGCAATGCATTCTAAAGTAAAAGCAGAACTGGAAAAGCAAAATACTCAAACAAAACATTTTATTCCCGCAAGTGACTCTAAGTCTGGATTTGATACGTATCTCGGTATGCGTGTTGTAGAAGATGATGCATTACTACCAAATGCAGATGGTATTTATGAAACCTATCTTTATGCTACAGGTGCCTTTGGTCGAAATACTGCAACACCAGCAGACATGGTGACTTATGAACCTGATCGTGATAAAGCAAAAGGAAATAACATGCTTTATGTTCGTCGTGCTCGTGTAATTCATCCTTTCGGCTTGGCTTTTGAAAATGCTCAAGTTTCTGAGCTAACGCCAACAAATGCTGATCTAGCTTTACCTAAAAATTGGAAGAAAGTTCGCGAAGACAAGAAAATTGGTTTGGTTTGTTTGCGTCACAAAATCAGTGCTGATTTAGAAGAAACGACGCCACAAACTGAAGGATAAGTGATCGTATGGAAGAGCTGAAAGAACGAATTCTTAAAAAATTGAAGAAGCTGAAAGGCATCGATGACGATGGTTCAAACGATGTCTTTTTGTTTGCAATTGAAACAGCTATTCAAGACATTCTGAACTATTGTCATTTCGAAATAGAAGACTGGCCGGTGGCTTTGGATAACACTACAGTTTTAATGTCAATTGATCTTATCAATGAAACAGATTTTTTTCTTAAAGCGGCAGAAGCTGAAATGAAGTCTTTAAGCGAAGGGGATTTCTCAATCACAAAAGAAACTAAGGCAGAGGCGTATCAAAAAATGATGCAGTTGCCTTCATTTTCTAGAAGCTATTTCAGGATCCTGAATCAGTTTAGACGGTTGAGGTGAATATTCCATGTTTGATTTTGCAAAAAAAGAATTTGAGAAACAATATGATTCCAAAATGACAGTGAAAAAGAACCAGCAGGTCAAAGAAGGGACTATAACAAAATCTAAATGGGTTGCTGTAAATGGTCTGAAAGATATACCTTGTCGCATCTCGAAAAAACAGATTACTCCAGTTAGTGAGGGAGATTTTGCAGGTATCTCTTATTCAATTTCCTTGTACTGCGACCCATTACTGGAAATTGAACCCGGGAGTCGCATATCTATTACTGATCTTTATGGTGTAGTAAGAGAGTATAAACGCTCATCAGAAGGCTTTTCTAGTTACAGAACACACCAAGAGATTTCAATTGTAAGGGATGATAAAGCATGAGTTCGGATTTCATTTATGACGAGTTTTTGGCTTTTGCTAATAAGTTTCATAAGAACTTGCAAGAAGAAACGTTTATTGTCGATGTCATGAATAAACTAGGAAATATTATGATTCGAGAAGTGAAAATGAAAACGCCAGTCGGTAAATATGATAATTCTGTATTTTTCGTCTCAAATGGAAAGCTGCTTGTTTTTGAAGCTGGTAGCACAGCACGAACAGGTGGAGAATTGAGAAGGAATTGGATCCTTGACGGTGTGGAAAGTACTGGTGATGGATATGCTGTTACGATCTCAAACAATACGGAATATGCATCATATGTTGAGAACGGTCATAGGAAAGCAGATCATTCTGGATGGGTGGAAGGCCAGTTCTTCTTGAAAATCACGATGGAAGAAATTCTCGATCAATTACCAAAAATCGTTGGCCCGGCGTATGAAGAATATTTGAGAGGATTTGGTTTTTCATGATCGATGTAACGTTAGCAATTGCAAACGAACTTTCTAGAATCGTTCCTGATGCGGTCATCTACCGGGAAAATCAGGAACAAGGATTCCAAGAGCCGTCTTTTTATATCTACGAAATCATGGCCGATAGTAAGGGCGAATTGATGTCATATGAGAATCGCAAACATCTATATTGTGTGATGTGGTTTCCTGATACAACAAAAGATGATCCTGGTGTGAAAGAGCAGTGCGAAAAAATGCGTAGCAAGCTATTAGATGAGTTTAATCGTCTGGACTGCTTATCTGTTGGTTTATTAAATAGAGAGGCTAAAATCGAATCTGGGACGCTCAATTTTACATTTAAAATCAGATATAGAGTTGCTTTTGATAATGAAACATCAAAAATAGACTCATTTGAACAAAAAGGAGGTTTGAAAAGTGGCAAGACCTAAAAAAGCAATTACAGAGGCAACAGTCGAGAGTATTGGAGAAGAGATTGCGAATGAAGAAATCAGTGAAGAAAAAAAGTTTCCTAAAGAGGATGTTATTCGTTCAGCAGATTTTTCTCCAATTGATCGAGATTTTTTAAGCGGCTACTTAGAAGATAAGAAATACACAGTGGCTGAGGCTAAACAGGCTTTAAATAAAATAAAAAAAGGAGTTGTAAATTAATATGGCAGGTGGAACATGGACTACACAGAATAAAGTACGACCAGGAGCATATGTTAATGTTCGTTCCAATGGAAATGTCGGGACATCTGATTCAATTACAGGAGTAGTGGCTTTGCCATTGGCTCTAGATTTTGGGCCAGAAGGCGAAGTTATTGAAATTAATGTTAGTTCAGATCTGACTAGATTTGGATACGACCTAACACACGAAAAACTTTTGCTGCTCCGAGAAGCATTGAAGCAAGCTGCAACTGTATTACTTTATCGAGTGGGTAGCGGAGGAAAAGCAGCAGCTGTCGAAGGATCGTTATCAGTTACGGCACTATACGGTGGAACAAGGGGAAATGACATCAGTGTTATTTCAAAAGAAAATGTAAATATTACTGGAGCTTTTGATGTTGAGACATATCTTGAGGGCCGATTGATTGATTCTCAGACGGTAAAGACGATCGGAGAATTAATCAATAATCGGTTAGTTTCTTTCACTGGCGAAGGAGATTTAACTGCTTTCTCGATTGTCTTAGAAAATGGATCTAATACTGCAGCAACGGCGAATGACTATATGACTTTCTTTAGCAAGATTCAAGTATATGATTTTAATACCATTGCTTTGCCAGTCAAAGATGAAGTTACAAAGGCTGCGGGCGCTTCTTTTATCAATCGCATGAGAAATGAAGAGGGCAAAAAGTGCCAATTAGTAGTTGCGGGTTATGCGGCTAATAGTGAGGCTGTTATCAACATTAAGAATGGTGTAGTGCTGTCAGATGGAACCTTAATTTCTCCCGAACAAGCAACAGCATGGGTAGCAGGAGCTTCGGCGGCAGCGGGTGTTGCGACATCGCTAACTTACAAAGCTTATGATGGCGCTACTGATGTAACACAACGGTACTTAAATTCGGAGATCATCACTTCACTGCAGAATGGTGAATTCGTATTTACAGAAAAACGAGGATCTGCTGTTGTTGAGCAAGACATTAATAGTTTACGCTCATTCACTACCGAAAAAAGCCGAGACTTTGCTAAGAACCGTATTCTTCGAGTATTGGATGATATTGCTAATAACTCAAAGAAAACATTTGAAGATAATTTCATTGGAAAAGTAAATGCAGATCAGGACGGCAGAGAGTTATTCAAAGCCGATCGTATTAGCTATTTCAATTCATTGCAAGGAGCAGGAGCAATCACGAATTTCTCTGCAGATGATGTCGTGGTAGAAGCAGGAAATGATAAAGATTCTATTGTACTTAATGTACAGGTTCAGCCAGTAGACGCTATGGAAAAACTTTACATGACAGTACAGGTCTTATAAGAAAGGGGAATAAAAGAATATGCCATTTTTAAAAGCTGGTGACGTGATTTCTGGTCGTGAAGGAACCGCCTTTATGACCATTGATGGCCGGAATATTCCGATGTTTTGGTTAAAAAATATTGAGGCTAAAGTTGAGTTAATCAAAACAGAAGTTCCGGTTTTGGGTAAACGAATGAATCAACAAAAAGTAACTGGGGCTAATGGTACTGGATCAATGACAATTCACAAAGTAACCAGTGAATTTGCAGCAATCGGTATCAACTACCTTAAGTCGGGAAAGATTCCTGATATCACAATTAAAATTACAAATGATGATCCCAATAGCACCGTAGGTCGGCAATCGACGCTTATCAGTGATGTTATTTTTGATTCTATCGTTATTGCGAAGCTAGATATCGAATCAGAAACATTAGATGAAGATGTTGACTTTACATTTGCAGACGCTGATTTACTAGATCAGTTTGTTGAACCATCACTAGGATAATTTAGGAGGAGACACACATGGATATCAAAAGTTTTATGATTGAAGCACAAGGCGGAACAAAAGAGGTCGAATTTGATCGGTTTGAAGAACCATTTGTTATTGAAGCAATTTCAGAAACCGAAAATGATCGCTTGAAAAAAGCGAGCACCTCTAAACGGCGCAGTAAATCAGGAAATACTATCAAAGATCTTGATACTGATCGATATGCAGACGCTTTGCTATCTCGATGTGTAAAAACGCCTGACTTGCACAATGCAGAACTGCAAGCTTATTTTAAAACGGACGGATCGGCTTCTGATACATTGAAAGCAATGTTGCTTGCAGGCGAATATGCAACACTATCAAAAGAAGTATTAGAGCTTAACGGTTTTGATGAGAATGAAGAAGATCTTAAAGAAGATGTAAAAAAATAATGGAAGACGGCGAATCCGGTGAGTTTTGGTATGCATATCATGCGTACCATCGCAATGGGATGACGCCGTCTATTTTTTCAAATCTTCCCAAAAGAGAAAAAGCAATCGTTATGGCTTTCATAGATATCAATATTGAAGCAGAAGAAAAGGCTAATAAAAAAATGAAGAAGTAGGTGGATTCTATGGCATCTCTAGAAGCGAGCTTAAAGCTTCGAGATCAATTCACCGCAGTTCTCAAAACAATCGATAGCGCCTTAAATCATACAACGCAAACCATGAGTTCATTTAAGCAAAAAGCAGCTGGTCCGGCTCAAGCATTACAGCAAATGGCCACAGCAGCTGCTAGTGCTGTTAGTAAGATGAATTCAAGTATTCGAAGTGGATTAGATGTTGTGATGAATGTGGTTCGCTCGACTACCGAGAGAATCTTAACGCTATTCGGGAACTTCGGAAATCAAATTTCGACAAAGCTAAATCTTGGAGGTGTGACCTCAAAAATATCCTCAGCATTTAGCGGAGTGACCAATAAAATTTCATCTGTATTTTCTGGTCTAGGAAAAATAGCAGGATCCGCTTTTAGTTCAGTGACGTCTGCTGCTAAGAGTTTAGGTTCAGGAGTATCATCAGTATTTACTTCAGTGATTGGGCATGCTAAAAATTTTGGCAGTAACCTAGGCAATGCATTTAATGGCGCGAAAAATTCGTTCAAGCAGTTTGGGCACGATTTAAAATCAGGCTTTTCAGGAATCAAAGAATCTACAGGACAAGCAACAAATGGTGTGAAAAGTTTTGTTGCTGCTATTGGCTTGATGAAAGCTGCAAGTGCAATAGTAAATACTGTCAAAAGTTCGATCGATGGAGCAATTGATCGTTTTGATACGCTGAATCAGTTTCCTAAAATGATGCAAGCTGTTGGCTTTAGTGCCGATCAAGCCGCAACTGCAAAAGATAAGCTAGTGGCGGGGATCGATGGATTGCCAACTACTTTAGGTGAGGTTGTAAGCACCACACAGCGTATTGCAACAATGACCAAAGATTTGGATGGTGCTACTAAAACAACGTTGGCCCTGAATAACGCATTCTTGGCTTCTGGTTCAGATTCTGCAAAAGCCTCGCAAGGGCTAGAGCAATATATTCAAATGCTCGGCAAAGGCGAAGTGGATATGCAGTCTTGGCGATCGCTTCAAGATACTATGGGGGTTGCTCTAAATGAAGTTGCTGAATCTTTTGGTTTTGCTGGTCGTTCTGCTCAGAATGATTTGTACAAAGCCTTGCAAGAAGGAAACATAACTTTTGATCAGTTCAACAACAGAATCATTGAAATGAGTGAGGCAACTGGCGGATTTGCAGAACGTGCTTTGATTGGTTCTGAAGGTATTAAGACGAGCTTTAAGAATATCAGAACAGCTGTTACGAACGGCGTTGAGGGGTCCATAAGGAAAATAGATTCCTTAGTTGAAAAGATTACTGGGAAAAATATTGCTAAAAACTTAGATGGTGTGAAACAAAAAGTTAAAGATGTTTTCGCAGCGATTAATGGAAACGATGAAAAGACTGGTCTGTTGGATCGTTTACCAGGAATGATTGAAAAGGTTACTCCTTATGTGAACGTATTGAAAGGCGCCTTTAATGATTTGAAAGGACCGATTGGCGATGCAATCAATGCAGTCAAGAAAAGCCTGTCCGAATTAACAGGATCCTTTGGTAGTCAAAAAAGCGTGGCTAGCTTTCAATCGTTTGTTGATGGAATAACGGAGAGTATATCTAAACTTGCAGGTTTTGTTGAAAAACATTCAGATTCAATTGCTAAATTAATTTCATTGTTACCCAAATTAGCAGCTGCTTTTATTGGGTTTAAAATCGGCAAAGGAGTTTTATCACCATTCCTTACATTTGGGAAAGGATTAACCACTGTCTTATCCGCTACTGGTAAATTAGGTGGTAATTTGGCTGGTAACTTTTTAAGTATTTTTGGTTTTGGAAAGAGCAAACCCGGGAGCGATCCTTCGGGTGGCTTCGACATGGGTGCAAAAACCCTAATTAGTCCATTAAATACTTTCTTAAATACAATGAACGGTTTTGCAAAAGGCGCAACAAACCTAGCGCTTGTTTTTGGAGTTATTTTATTGATCAAGCAAGCAGCCCAAGCTCTCAAAGAAGTAAGTGAGAAAATTCCTGATAATTTGGCTATGCTATCAGTGAAACTGGGAATGATGGCAGCTGCATTGGCTGGTATGGGTGTTTTTGTTGCCGCTGCAGGACTAATTGCTAAAAGAAATCCAAGCGCTGCAATAGCGGGTTTGGCAACTGTTGCTGCATTATCAGGAAATATTATTTTGGCAGCAGAAGCTATGAAACAAATTGACTCAAAAGTACCTACTGATATAGCGTCTTTTGGTGCAAAACTTGGAAACATGGCAATTGCACTTGGCAGCATGGCGGCTATTGTGGGAATTGCGGGTGTACTGGCAAATCTTAATCCTTCAGCTGCAGTAGCTGGATTGGTGGTTGTTGCTGCGCTAAGTGTTGAATTAATCTTAGCAGCAGAAGCCATGAAACAAGTGAATAATAAGGTTCCAAGCAACATAGGGGATTTCGCTTCTAAAATTGCAAATATGGCGATAGCTATTGGTAGCTTATCTCTGCTGGCCGGCATCATAGGATCAGTCATGGCTACAGGAATTGGCGGAGCAATCATTGCAGCGGGTCTGTTAGCAATCGCAGCCGTTGCCGCTGATTTGATTCTTGTTGCTGAAGCAATACAACAAGTCCAAAACAAGGTCCCTGATGATCTGTCTGGAGTAAAAACAAAGATCGACAATATTGCTGAAGTAATTGGATATTTTTCTGACAAAAATTTGGGCAATATCTTCAGTGTGTTTAGTAATGCTGTAGGTATGCTAAATACTGCAGTAGTCGTATCTAACTTATCGAAGTTTGTTGAAATTGGTAACGCAATGATCGATCTTCAAACAGTAGTTTTTTCAAGAACAGCTGTGATGGGGGCAATTGAAGACATTCAATACTGCATGGATGCTTTGACCAATGGTAGTTTCATAAGCAAGTTTGGAGCTTTAGCTAATAGCAGCTTAGACACTGGGACAACCTCTAATGTAGAGAAAATAATCGATACCCTAATTCAAATTGGTAATAGTTTTCAAAAATTGGAGTTAGTTTTATTTACTCGAAGCGCAGTTGAAAAATCTATTCTTGATATTCAAAGTGCAATTGATTTATTGACTAGTGGAAGTCTATCAACAAAATTGAGTAATTTCATAGGCAGTGGTTTTGACAGTGGAACTGTCAATAAGGTCTCTGAGACTATTGATACGCTGATAAAAATTGGAAATCAATTTGTTAAGCTACAATCAACTGTTTTCTCTGCAAACGCTGTTCAATTGGCTATCGATGATTTGCAAAAATGTATCGATATGCTGACTGGAGGTGGTTTGTGGGATAAACTAAAAAACTTTTTTGGAAGTAAAATTGACACAGGTACCTTGAACGAAGTCAGTCAAGCGATAGACGTACTGATTCAAATTGGTCAAAAATTTTCAAGTCTGCAAGGTGTTCTGTTTACACCAAGTGCAGTTCAGCAAAGTATTACAGCAATTAATGATGTTATTGAGACTATCGGCACTTCTTCTATAGGGAATTGGATAGGTACAATGGTTAAATCATCACAATTGGGGGAAGTTGTTTCTACAATTTCTCAATTGACCCTTGTACGTGACGCCATAGCTAATTTCGGGAGTGGAGAAATCAATACACAAGGAATCGAAGCAGCAATTACTGCAATCGATTCAGTAATTCAAAAGCTGAACACTTTACCGGAAACTGCTGATATTGGCGGCTTACAAAACATGATCGGTGTTTTACAATCCTTAGTAAGTCAGTTTGATGCTGTAGTAGCAGCTACACAAGCAAGCATGACAGGAATGGATGGGCTATCAGCTAATTTCAGTTCCAATCTTTCATCAATGCAAAGCAATACTACAGCTACAATGAGCGCAATTCAGTCGGCAGGCACTTCTGGGATGGCAGCATTTACTTCAGCTATTGCTAGTGGAATGGCTGCTGCATCGAGTGCGGCACGAGCCGGAAATACTCAAATTGTTAGTGCTTTTTCATCGTTGAGGAGCCAACTGTTTTCTGCAGGTTCTTATGCGATGTCTGGTTTAACTGCCGGGATTCAAGCAGGTGCAGGATCAGCAATCGCAGCAGCGCAGTCGGTAGCAAGTCGAGTGGCGTCGACGGTTCGTAGTGCATTAGATATTCATTCACCTTCACGAGTTATGATGGCTATTGGTGGATTTGTATCTGAAGGATTGGCTAATGGTATCCTTGCGGCTCAGAACTTAGTGCAAAAGGCAAGTGACGCACTGGCGTTGGCAACAATTCCGGATCAGTTAGCGACAGTTGCTGCGAATGGGTCGGTTACGAGTAGTGTTCATGTAGATGATGAAGATATCTCTCGTTTAAAAGCATCATCAAATCCAACTGTAGTTGTTCAACACAAGCAGGTAGTACCACAAGTTACGATTCACATTGACAACAAGGATGGAGAGCCAATTGATGAAGAAGCTTTGCTTCAACAATTTGAAGATAAAGTAATTGAGTTAATTGACGCGGATCTAAGTTAGGAGGCATGTATGGCAATTAAATTCTATTTAGAGATTAGTGGGAAGCGTTACATGCTTCCCGTTAATCCTAGTTCAATAAAAGTCGATGTTCCAAGTAGAAATGAATCAAATGAAGTTGTAAAGCTGGGAGAGATCACCCAGTTTGCAATCAAAGGATTAAAATCAGCATCCTTTGATTGCTTTTTTCCTGCAAGCAAAGACAATCGTTTTGTTATGAATGGAAGTTCTTTTTTGCCACCAGGAGATTATGTTTTGCTTTTAGAAAAAGCTATGGACAACCAAAAAGCAATCAGGTTTATTGTCACTGACACAAAAATTAACATGCTTGTTTCAATTGAATCATTCTCATGGTCGATTGTTGATTCAACAGGGGATATTGAATATTCCCTTTCTCTAAAAGAGTATAGAGAGTATGCTGCTAAATATGTAAAAACAGTAGCAAAGCAAGTAAGTCGACAACCGGCAAGACCGACCGTCACTCAAGAGATCACAATTGGGTGCACAGTTATTGTCAATGGCAAACTACATCGAGATTCTTATGGATCAGGTCCTGGGCTAACTGAGGTTAATGCTACCAGAAAAGTAAATTTCATCGCAAAAGGTCGTAGTCATCCCTACCATGTAACATTAACAAATGGCGGATGGCGTGGCTGGGTTACCGCTGGAAGTGTGAGGAGAATCAAATGAACTTACAGATTCTGGAAACTAGTATAAACAATAGGGAAATGTACGATATTTCAGAAATAGCGAGCAATCCAAGATGGACAACTGGAACATCATCCCAGCCGGGTAAATTTGAGTTTTCTGTTAATGTTGATAAGGTTGTTTTCATTCGTAGCGGAGATATTATTGAGGCCAAAAGTGATGGCAAGACTTTCTTTAAAGGAAAGGTCTTTATTAGGCGAAAAAGCAAATCTATGTTGTGGCAAATTATTGCATATGACAATATGCGATATTTAAAAAATGAGGATACCCTTGTTTTTGGTGCGTCTAGTGTGTCTAACAGATTTAAAAAAATATGTGAAACACAGGGATTAAAATATAAAGTTTTAGACCAGGTGCCGTATAATTGTCCAGCAGCAGTTATGGATAATAAAACTTATTTTTCAATGCTAGAAGATTCGTTAGAAGACACAAGGGTTAACTATAGCGGTATGCGTTATGGTATTAGAGATAACGCTGGAATATTAGAGTTTTTTTCTTATAATCGTATGATCACAAAGCTTGTTATTGGTGATAATTCACTTATGACTGATTATGATTATGAAGCTTCAATTGATGATTCGGCAAATGCAGTCAAAGTTATTCGAGAAGATTCTGAAAAAAAATCTCGGGAAGTCTATACGGCCAGTCATTCTGGAAATATAGAAAAGTGGGGACGACTGCAAATCGTTGAGACAGTAAGCGACGCCGATTTAAACTCATCCCAATTGCAACAACAAGCTAATTCTTTATTGCGTGAAAACAATAAAGAAGTTAAAACATTGGGATTAGAAGCTGTAGGCTCGTTTGAAATTCAAGCAGGAAACAGTTTCATCTTAAGAGTTTCGGATTTACAAAAAGATGGAATAGGAAACGATAGTCTAGCTCTAGTGACTTCTTGCGTGCATAACCTCGGAAATGTTCATACGATGAGTCTACAAGTTGAGGTGGTGGCATAATGGCTGGAGAAAAACTTGCAAGAGTCATCAAAGATAACAGACCTAAAGACAGCGAACTATCGGACTTGATTTACGGTCTAGTAACGAGTATCAATCCCCTTGCAATTCGCATTGATAATCGTTATAGCGTTGGAAGCCAACATTTGATCTTATCTCAGATGGTGAAAAATTTAACGGTAACGATTACTATAGATGGAAAACAGGGGACTGCTCAAGTATTTCGCCCACTACAAGTCGGGGACCATGTTCGTATGTTAAGAGTGAGCAAAGGACAAAAATTTTACGTTTTGGAAAGGAGCTAATGAGATGGATGAAGAGATGATTGAACAACTACCATCGAGGACTTATCGTGTTCTTAACGGTAGGATTGCTGGATGGGTTGATGATTTAGACGCAATTAAACAATCCATCGATAAGATGCTACATACCGAACGTTTTACGTGGCCTATTTACACAGATAACTACGGAATTGAATTACAAAATCTAATTGGCCAAGACATTGATTTAGTTATTTCAGAAATCGAGCGTGTAATTACAGAAGCAGTATCTACTGATGAGCGAATTATTGGCTTGGAAAATTTCTCAATCACACAAGAAAGCAGAAGTTCAATTCTGGTTTCTTTTTTTGTGTCGACTATTTATGGCCAAGTAAAAATTGAACAGGAGGTGAAAGTAGAGTGAATCCAGTAGAAATCGGACAGTATTTGGAAGCTTATGATTATGATTACTTTATTAACAAGGCCTTATCAAAAGTTCCAGAAGGCATTGATACAAGAGAAGGATCGATTATTTACGATGCTTTAGCCCCAACATGTTATCAACTAGCAGAATTTATGATGCAGCTGAAAAATATTTTACTCGAGACATTTGTATCAACAGCCACAGGGCAATATCTTGACTATCGAGCTGAAGAAGCGGGTTTGATCCGTATCCAAGCAACGAAATCTATTGTACGTGCAAAATTTAAGAAAGCAGATGGAAGTCCATTTTCTTTAGCGATTGGAAGTAGGTTTTCTTCCACTGGAGATGATCTAGTTTATTATCGTGTGATTGTTGAAGAATCCGAACCTGGCACCTATCGATTGCAAGCTGAGACTGAAGGGGAGTTAGGAAACAAATTTATTGGAACCTTACTACCACTGGATAATTTTAACGGCTTAGCTGAAGCTGTTTTGACTGAAATTCTGATTCCAGCTAGAGACACTGAATCGGATGACGATTTAAGAAAGCGAATTATAGAAGCTAAAGAAGTTGTAACTTTCGGTGGAAATATCTCTGACTATTACTATTTAACATCTGGCATCGATGGAGTTGGAGCGGTTCAAGTTTATCCGGTCTGGAATGGAGGAGGAACCGTCAGATTGGTTATTTTGGATGATTCCTACCATTCTGCTTCTTCGGTTCTTATTGATCGTGTCCAACAACTGATTGACCCTACAAAGGATGGCCAAGGACTAGGATATGCGCCGATTGGCCATAAAGTAACTGTTGCTGGTCCAACTCAAAAAGTTATTGATGTTTCTTTTGAATTGACTCTTAATTCAGGAATTACCTATCCTCAGGTTGAAGCACAAATAAAAAGTGTAGTAGCAGATTATTTTGACAAGGTCAGAAAATCATGGGATGAGCGTAGCGAGTCAGGATACGAGAGTTGGGTTTTTCGTTCCCAAATTACTGCTGCAGTTTTGTCAGTATTAGGCGTGGCAAATGTTCAATCCTTAAAGTTGAACAATGTAGAAGCAGATATGCAAATGGAGCTATCTGATATGAAACAGGAATTACCAATGCTTGGGGAAGTGAGTGTTGTATGAGTCTTAAGGAATTAGCACCAGATTGGTATGAAAATATCAAAGAGTTTAATATCTTATTTGATGTTGAAGACAAATTGATTCAAGAAACGAATGAAAATATCAATAAAGTCAAGCAAAATCAATGGATTCAAACAGCTGATGAACAAACGATATACTTTCATGAGCAACTTTTAGGAATCCTTGTCAATCCAGAAACGGAAGACCTAGAATTTAGAAAACAGAGAATCTTAAATCGATTGCAATCTACACCGCCGTTCACGGTCTCATATTTAAAGGACCATTTGAACAGAATTTTTGGTAAAGAAAACTATTTGTTGATTGTTAACTATGACGACTATCAAATGGTTTTAGAAACTGCTGCAGAGAACGCAAATTGGTTTTTAGAAGCTCAAAAAATTATCCATAAAGTAAAACCAGCAAATATTATTTATATACAAAGTCCGACGTATCTCCAAGAAATTACATTAGTGGAATCTGCTGCAATAGCACCATTGACCTATTTTCGACTTGGAAGGAGTCGAGTTGGTAAGGATCAGCTATTAAGACGATCTGAAGAGAGTGAGGTGATTCTTCATTGATTACTGAAAGTTTAAAATCAAAAACCAATCATGCAATAAAAGAAATGGTAACTATCATTCGGTTAAACGGTGAGGTGCTAGTAAATGAATTCAGTTCGGTAGTGGAAGGATCTATTTTGCTTTTAGAATTCGAAGTTCCGGAAGAAGTTTCAATATTAACGAAACTTGAGTTTTATGATGGGGAATCTCTTCTTTCTGAATGCAAAGTATACGTCCCAATCAATGGTAATACATTGTTTAAATATCGAATAGAGGTGAAATAGATGGCAAAACAATGGAAAAATGAAGACATTATTTATCCTGAGGACGCCCAGCGTTGGGAAAGTGGGCTAGAAAATGCTCAACAAAACAATGCTCAGAATGAAACTAATCTTAAGAATCACACGGATAATAAATCGAACCCTCACAATGTGACAGCGGCACAAACTGGAGCTTATACGAAAGCTGAAGCAGATACCAAAGACTCAACTGTTCTTTCAACTGCAAAGGCATATACGGATTTACACTCTGTAAAAAAAGATAATCCTCATGGAGTAACTGCAGCTCAGGTTGGTGCTTACTCAAAGGTAGAGTCAGACTCGAATTTGACAGCAGCCCTGTTACCTAAGACTAATTCACGAGGATACAGTAATGGAATCGTGACGGATATTTCTGGTGCGGATTTAAACAATTTGACTGAAACTGGAACTTTTATGGGATCCGCTCTAACAAATGCACCATCATCAAGTTGGTGGTTTATAACGAACTTGGTCCATACATCTAATTACATTACTCAGATAGCTTATGTTGTTTCAGCTACAGCAGATCGTCCAAGAGTGAGGAAGAAATCAAATGGTATTTGGGGAGAATGGCAGACATTAATGTTTACCTCTGACAATGCCGTTTCCTCATCTAAGTTGCAAACTCCTAGACGTATTGCCGGAGTAGATTTTGACGGAACTAAGGACATTTCAATACCAGCGAATAACGTAGGTGCGTATACTAAAAATGAAGTTGATACTCAAATTGCTACTGCTAAAAGCAGTATTATAAGTGGGAATGTATCTTCTGCGACAAAGCTACAAAATCCTAGGAAAATCAACGGAGTAGATTTTGATGGAACATCTGATATTAATTTTACTTCTGTTCCTAAAGTCACGGTAATACCAGCAAACTCGGATTTGAATGACTACTATAGCCATGGATTCTATGGGTGCACCTCTTCTCAAAATGCATTAACACTTTTAAATAGCCCTACAACGGTGGCTTTTACATTATTGGTTATGAATACTAGTAGCACTTCAATTGCGACACAGATTCTATCTGAGTACGGAGTGGGAGCTGGATCAAAGCTTTATATCAGAAGAAGGTATGCTGCCGGGTCGCAAGTGTGGGGAAATTGGTATCCTCTCGCAACTGCTGATGGCACTTTACAAGTAGGACTGTATTCCCAAACCGCAAGTAAGCTAAACGCAGCTCGTACTATCTCGCTTACAGGAGGAATTACTGGGCAAGTTTCATTTGATGGGACGACAAATGTCGCGATACCCACTACTATCGCAGGTAATGCGCCTTCAGCTACAAAACTGCAAACGGCAAGAAAAATTAACGGAATAGCATTTGATGGTAGCTCAGATATATCAATTACAGCTGATCCTAATCAACAGAGTATTCCTGCTAATACTAATTTAGACAATTTAACAACGCCTGGCTTTTGGACTTCAGTATCAGATGGTAATACTGGAACATTAACAAATACACCATTTGGGTCAGGTACCTTCACCCTGCAAGTCGAAACAGGTTTGAACGATACTCGAATTATTCAAACGGCCAAACGGGCAAGCAATGGAGATGTCGCTATTCGTTCAAAAACAGAAGCTTCAGATTGGCGTGCATGGACTGCACTCGCCAAAGTTGATGGGACTCAACAAGCAGGGCTGATCGCAGAAAAAGCTGGGGCATTGCAAACTGCGCGAACGATATCCCTATCTGGCGCTGTTGCGGGATCTGTAGCCTTTAATGGTGCAGGGAATGTTACGATCGCAACATCTCCAGGGTCAACAGTAGTGAATACTTCAGGAGCACAAACCATTAATGGAGCAAAAGAATTTACTACTCGTCCGACAGCAGGAGGATCAATGTTGGCAAAATATGAAGAAATTGCGATGCCAATGAGGTCAGTGCTCACAGGTACTTTGGTTTGGAATGATTTAAAAGAGGTAGGATTGTATTACCTAAATGGAATTACAAACAAGCCCAATTTGTGTAGCAATTACGGACACCTTGAAATAATTTCTCAGTACAATACGGGTAATGTGATTCAGCGTTACACAGATGTTAACGGCACAACAATTCAACGATCATTTATATCAGGTGGCACTGGCTGGACTTCTTGGAAATTAGTAGCATACGATTCAGGCTGGCAATCATTAGCATATGTTGCACCGTTCACTTATTACAACAGTGCTACTATTGATCTCCCTAAAATCCGCCGAATTAACAACCAAGTCTACATCACGGGAGTAGCTACAGTAACTAAAGAGTTACCTACTGGTACAGATGCAATCATGATGCTGTCCGCTCCAATGCCCTCATGGGCAAGACCGGACAACACAGTATACGGAGTCCAACAGGGTACAGGGCAAAGATCATGGCTATTAACAATTTATACAAGCGGTAATGTAGGTCTAAGCCGTTATGGACTAACCACAGGTGAAGCCGTTCAAGCGGGACATTGGTTACCATACAATTTGACGTGGTTCGCGACTTACGATTCTGGAATAGATTAGAAAAGATACTAAATCGACAACAGGTCGATTTTCAAATTAAAGAAAAGGTGGTTAATATGGTGATTATTGATAATGGAGTGTTACTAAATGAATTTCGAGGATTGTTGACAAATGGATATGTACAGCTGTTCTTGTGGGTAGTAGTAGGGGATATTATTACAGGATTGTGCAAAGGGGTGTTCATTAAAGACGCCAACAGTACAAAAGGTTTGCTTGGAATCGTTAAGCACATGCTAGTTGTTTGCTTAGTGATCATTGCTTATCCGTACCTAAAGATTATGAATCTTGAGACGTTTGCGACCGCATTCGTCTTTTTCTATATCGCAGCTTATGGAATTTCTATTATCGAAAATCTTGGGCAATTGGGAGTTCCGTTCCCAAACTGGGTAAAAGAAAGACTGACTAAATTACAAGATAGTACTGAAAATCCAAAACCTAAAGTAACAGAAATCAAAATCGATTATGGTGACGGACAATCTGAAACTCAAGCTCTGGATAGCAAAGATGTGCCAGATTACGGTGATGGCCAAGAGTTCACAGAAATGAAGGAGTAGCCAATCGGCTGCTCTTTTTCTATATCCGAAGGAGGAAAAATAATGTTCAAAGAAGGTTCTTATGTAACTGTATTGGGTAAATTACAAGTCAAGGAAATCGGAGAAGAATACATCCAGTTAGATCCATTCGAAAAAGGCGAAACAGAAACAGTCGACCGGTACGAAGAAAATGGTTTTAAAGAGGTTACCTCGGATGGAATGCCTAAAGAATTTGACGGATTTCAAATTGGTGATTTCTTTTATTTAACAGGAAAATACAAAGTTTTAAGATCGAATGAAATCTTTACCAAGATTGAATTCGAAGGTCGTATGTTGTCATTGCCAAATCACAAATTAGTGGAGGTGGAATAAATGGTAGTAAGTTATTCAGGAATTGCAGGAGCTCGTGGATCAAATCCAACTGCAATCGTATTGCATAATGATGCGGGAAGCCAAGGTGCAACTGCTGCATTTTATAAAAACTGGCTAGAAAGTCATACGCCTTCTTTAGGATTTGCTCATTACTATGTTGCTAGTGATGGAACATATCAAGCAGAGAAGGACAGCAACAAGGCGTGGCATACAGGAAACAGCAAAGGTAATGCGAATTACTTAGGGATTGAAGTATGTCAATCCATGGGGAATGAATCCACGTATCTTGCGAATGAACAAAAAGCATTTAAATTGGCTGCCGATTTATGTAAGAAGTACGGTCTAAATCCTGCTTCAGCTGTTTTCCCTTTACATCGTGAATTGAGTTCTACATCTTGCCCTCATCGAGCGTGGGATTTACACGGGAAAGGCGTAGCAGCTATCAAAAAATATTTCGTGGATCAAATCAAAAAATATTACAGTGGAGATAGCAATTCGAACAATAATTCTGGATCGTCAACTTCCACTGTGACAACCAAATACGCTGTTGGTTCATCTGTTAAAGTGAAGACTAGTGCTACTCATTATCAGACAGGGCAGTCAGTCGCTAACTTTGTAAAAGGATCAACGTACAAGGTGAAGCAGATTAAAGAAGTTAATCAATCACGATCTAAGTATGCTTTTCTGTTAGAAGGTATCAATTCTTGGCTATTAGGACAGGATTTAGAGTCTGCTTCGAGCGGATCTAATAGTTCGAATAATAGTGCATCGTTGAAAGGTGCAAGCTTACCAAATAAGGGAAGTTATAAGTTTACTGTTAACACTATTATTCGTGCTAGTGCATCTACTTCTTCGGCAAATGTAGGGATGTGGTCAGCTGGTCAAACAGTTAACTATGATCGGAAGGTTGTAGCTGGCGGCTATGTATGGCTTAGTTGGATTGGCGCTTCTGGGAAACGGAGATATGCAGCTGTAGTTTAAGAAAAAGGCTTCTTACTTGATATAGAGTAAGAAGCCTTTTTATGATTTTAGATTGTAATTCATTAAAAAGATATATCAAAAATCGCTCCAGTCCTTATTTTCAGAAGAAGCCATTTCTTTTTCTCTTCGTTCGAGATCTCTTCTGCGTTGTTCTAGTTCCAATCTCCGCTCTCGCTCATTAAGTTCTTCTTCTTCCCTCAGTCTTTGTTTGTTTGCTCTCATTTTCGGAATATAGATGATAGCGAGTATAATTCCCAATATTAGGAAGAAAACTAGTAAATAAGGTGCAACCGCCATCAGAAAACTGCCTATTAATAGAAAGCCGATTACTCCTCCGCAGCCACTACCACAGCCACATCCATTATCTTCTGTAACTACATATCTCTTTGCCATTATTTTCCCCCTTGTCATTTTTTCTTTATTGTACCAGAAAAAAATTATATAAGAGAACATTTTTCTAACTCGGGATTTTAAGGCATAAATAAATGTGCAAATAAATTAACCCTAAATCGGCAAACACCGACAACTAGTAATTAAAGATAATAAAGATCACTCTTTCTAATGTATTCAAACTAGTCATATTGCTGATTTGTCCAAGAGTATTGAACAAAAACAAGCTTCCATGGCAAAAAAATAGCCCGCTAAGGCGGGCTTGTACATAGATCATATTCGTTTTACTTGCGGTAACCAAGTTTATCCTATACATTAGTAGGTGCGTGCAATACTCTACGAGGAGTATTAGGCGGTAATGCTTGGGGAAGTGTGCCTAGTACTCTTCGATTTTTTTATTTTAGCATTATTTCAATGTAATAGATATTATTGATTAGAAAACCGTCATAAATTGGTTGAGTTTAATTAATAAAAGATGTAATCTAGATTCATACCCAAGTGTTTTTTTCGTTTACTCTTTCGAGATCCACTCTATTATAGCTAGGGTGGATTTTTTGTTGAAATAAAAACTATGTTCTTGTAGAATGAAATCATAGCCTTAACCGGGGCTATTTCATTTTATATCTTTTTTCAGGCCCACTCTCCTTGAGGGTGGGTTATTTTTGAGCAAAAGGTTTGAATAAATTTTTAGATCGCTCATATAATTAATTTACCATATAAAAAAACTTTTTTATCTAATTGTGCCACTCCTACCCGGGAGTGGTTGTTTTTTTGTAAAAAAATAGCACAGCATATTCTCATATGCCGTGCAAGTGGAACTATGTTCCGTCATCATAATAATCATATAGTAATTTGCTGAATAGGAAAAGTAAAACGCTTATTGAACATTGGTATTTTCAAATTCAATCATGATCTTCGTCTTACCAATCACCGAATACTTCTTAACAACAAATTGTTTCCGGGCGTTATACTCACCAGCAACCACAATGTGCATACCTTCATCGACATCGGCTAAGAAGTTCAAACTATGTGCAGCAATCAAGCAATTCTCATTATCCAAAGAGAACCGCACCAAAGGGGTCTTGCTCATCTTCAACACACGAATCTTCGATACATAGCCTTTCATCGATTTCATAACAATCGCCTCCATAGTGTTGTACATAATAGCGACAATCCGTTTTGCCTAATGCGACAGCAACATAAAACTCGACACATTTTGTGCCAAATAAAGCTTCCTGTGACTCAGAAATACTGTCTGGGAATTCCTCTATAAACTCAGATAGAGATAAGTACCCTTGCTCGTATTGAGTAATAATGTTCATTTCAGTTTCCACCCGGTTTGTATTTTATGCTAGGATCGTATTTTCGGAGAATTTCGTCTTGTGTCCTAACATGATCAAATAAATAGTTATCACCGTCTTTTTTAAATACAAAAGCCAAAACTTTCGGATACATAGAGTAACTTGTTGGAACCGTAAAATATGGTTTTCCGGTGTTCTCCATAGTTCTAACAAATTGGTCGTACATGAAATGTGCTGGACCCATCCTCTCTATAAATTCGTAGTAGTAACGTTCTAATGCATAGGTTCTCTGGTGCGCCAGTGGTATTTGCATGTAAATCACTCCTCAAACAGATTATACGAACGTTTGTTCTGATTGTAAAGGTTGCGAGATTAAATATTACTAATAAATGTTAGATTATCTATGGAAATAATTATGTAAAAAGGGGCATGACACCTTAAAATCAGTATTATCAATGGATGTTAAAGGGGAAGGGAAGTGATTTCAATCAACCACTTCAAATTTGTTATAATTCTCTTTCGTAATTCATTCTGTCGTAGCGGATAGGATTTTTTGTTGAATTGTAACAGTATAATCTGTAAAATGAATGTAGCCTTAATTGAGGTTATTTTCGTTTTGTTATCATTTTTCTGCCCACACTTCTGCGAGAGTGGGGAGTTTATTTGCATGTTGTTTTAGTTTGTGTCTTGTGCGATTTTTAATTAAAGGTATACGGAGAGTGACGCATGTCAATTAATATCATTGTTCCATCCCAACTCAACAGATTCAATATACATTCTATTTTGAAGGATATTATTTCACCAGACTTGAAGCCTAAATCTAATGAAATGAGTTTTGATCTAACCCAAATTACTTGGATGGATCCAGCAGGAATTGTAGCCCTATTTAATATTGGTAAATGGTTAAAAGAATTTGATGAGGTCAAAGCTACATTCAGTATTGCTCAGAGAGGAACAGGATCCTTTAAAAATAGGAGAGCGATGGAATTTCTTGAAGATTGTGGTTTTTTTGAAGCTTTCTTTGATAAAAAAGATGTATATAAAGCCCACCATGATTATCGACCAACATCTTTACCGATTAGGACATTGGCTGTGAGCGAAAGCTACACATGGAGGCAAAATACTTTGAAACATTGGTTACAAACATGTACGAGCAGAAATCTTGAGTTTTCAAGCATTCAAGTCGGTGTAGAAGAAATATTTAATAATATTGCCGATCACTCAGATAAAAAAATAGGTTGTGTATTTGGTCAATATTTTCCTCAAAACAAAGATCGTCTAGTAATAGCAATATCGGATTTCGGAAGAGGTATACCAACTGTTATGAGAGAGAAGTATTCCGAACTCAAAGATCATGAGTTACTTGTAAAAGCTCTTGAAGAAGGTGTTTCAACTCAATCTCAACCCGGAAATAGAGGAGCTGGGTTACCTAATATAGTTCGGAGTTTAACTGCTCGAAAAGTAGGTACTGTACATATAATGACCAATTATGCTATTATGACAATAAGGGATGGCAAAGCTACCTCTTGTTACACAACAAAAAACTTCTATCCTGGAACGTTTTTTGAGATTGAGATAGATATTCATAACGAAGCCTTGTATGAAGGAGAAGAGGAGGATGATTTCCTATGGTTTTAG